GATGCCGTCAAACCGCAGGCGACGATCAGTACGATCCGCGCTTTGATCTCTTCGTTAGTAAGTCGATGTTCGGGTTTCTTTAGCATTTTCCGCCTACTCCGTATTGTGGGGCCGTGGTGATTTGTGTTGTTTCGGTGACAAGGCTGGGAGCTTTGTTCTTTACTCGAGGCTCACAGTTGAGGCGGACGCGATCGCCACAAGCTACGAGCAGACTGCCGATTAACAGAGCCACGAAACTAATCCGCCAGATCATATGGTTTCTCTTCTGGTAGTTCTGCTATTTCGTCCGCTGTGAGTTCGCGCGTAATAGTTTCGCCTGTTTCTACGTCGTGAAATGTGCCTAATTTTGGTTGCATTTTTTATGCCTTTCGGTATCCGTAAACCGTGATAGTTCCGCCAGTCATGGTCCCGCCAGTAGCGATAGTAAAACCTGTGAAAGCGCTTGCTACATTGTGGTAACCAGCAATAGTGCCAGCAACTGAACCAATGTAGTTGCCTGCAAATTGGGTAACTTTTGCAGTATTTGGGCCTAATATGTCTATGTCTATGGTGTTTGATTCGCCTGACTCGCCGATATAACCCCATTGCGCTGCATTTGATACGCCTACTGTGAAAGCTGCACCACCTGCATAGACCCAATAAGCAAATATCTGGTAATAACTTACTGCAGAACCTGTCAAAGTCATAGACATTGCTTGCAAAGAACTACCAATGCCACCGTAGGCAACTATCTTGTAATTTGTATAAGTACTACTGAAACAGTTGCTAACTGTGACGCTAGAAACCGCCGTGCCTATTGTGGTTGAACTAACAAACACAAGTCCGCTGTTTGCTAGATACGTGTTTGTGTCTGAAGCGGTTAGCACTTCGCCAGTAGTGAAAGTTTTTATAGCCATTAGTACCCCAGTCTATTCAAGTCAAGTTTGCCGAAAGTGGCATTGTCAAGAATTAGATATGCGTTTTGATCGGCTGGCGAAACGTAATAGGTGTATCGAGCCTCGCCAGGAACCGCGCTAAACGCTGCACCCTCAATAATGCATTGGTAAGTAGTGCCACGGAAAGCGACGCTCACCTGAGCGCCTACGCAAGTTCCTATTTCTAGCGAGCCTCCGCTAGTGGCAAGGTTCCAGAGCTTGAAAGAATTTTGAGCGTTAGCCAGGCACGAGAAAGATGTGATCGCCAGAGGTGCTGCCGTAAAGTTGTTGAGCAGATAATTCGCATAGTCCGTGGCTTGTGACGTTGAAGCGTTGAGAGTGTTTACCGAATACGTTCGGAAAGGTTTCACGCCTGTCTGTACGGTCTGAGCTGCAAAAGACTCAGGATCAACTGTTACTTGGCTGTAGAAGTTGTCGGCGTAACTAGCGAACTCAATGTTGTCATATACCTGAAAACTGGCGTTGTTTGTTGTGTCGCTGAAATTAATGTTTGCTACCTGTGCACCAAATGGTGAGAACAAAGAAACGCTGAGGTAGGTTTCGCGCATACGTCCATTAGTCGTTAGACAAGAACTATTCACCCAGTCGCCCCAAGTGCCGCTGACAGTTGTGGCTGCCATCGCTGGGCCTGTTCCGCTGCTCGAGTAGTTGATAGTGAGACCGCTGGCTGTGCTCGCTGCTGTCGTTTGCGCCGAAATAGTGTCGGCTGCCATTGCGTAACTTTCTCCGCTGGATCTGCCACAGCGAGCAAAATATCCTTCAAGGCTAATGGTCATGTAGTCGGCGTTGCCGACGCCACCGGCAAACGGTATCCCGTAGCTCATTTGTACGTTAGAGATTGATGCCGAAAATTGGCTGCGATAGATGCCACCGTCGTCCCAGCTCACTTTCACAGTTGAACCAGGCTTGATGACCGCGTTAGGTGCTGAAGGTTGTCTTACAACAATGGTTCCGCTAAGCGTTGCGTATTGGTCAAGTTGCCGTTCGCGCCCTGTCTTAAAATTGATGGAGACGACGTTGTTTAATGTGATGGCAGGAGTGCCAGACACGCCTTCAACATCGACAGCGAAACTTTGGACAGCCATTAGTAAGCGTTGCTCACTCGGATGGGGACGCTGCCATTTGTTCGCATATAGGCGCGTAAGGCGCTTACTACTGCGTTCGGGTCTCCGCCATTGACGTTGATGGTGATGTTGTTGCCCATGTTCGGGACGTTGTTGCCTGTAAGTGGGATAACTGCCTCTTTGCCGCGCTCGCCAAGGATCGCCAGCGTCGGGCCTGTAACGATGCCACCTTCAGCAAGCATTGGGATCCGAGGTATGTCTGGAGGGTTGATTGTCAATTTTGGCCCTGGGCCTGGGGGGTCAATAGTGAACTCGAGCAGCTTGTTAATACGGTCGATGATCTGAGTGTTTACTACTGAGATGATGCCGTTCGCGAATGCTTTGCCGAGTTCTAGACCAAACTTGCCGAGATCCGAGAAGGCTCCGAGGACAGCAGTAACGAGAGATGTTGCTAACTGGAGCGCGAACCCTGCGAGCCCTTTGATTAGATCGGGCCCGATATCGACTAGCCATTTAAGCAGCGCGACTGAGAGCTTTGCTGTGGCTTTAATAAGTAGTGGGATGCCGTCATTGACGATCCATTTAATCATGTCGCCGATGAACTTGCCGAGAGCGGTTAGGGCTTCTGGCCCTGACTCTTTGATCCAGGCTGTGAGCTTGTCTTTAAGTAGAGCTAGTTTTGCGCCGAGTAGTGGCAAGCCTTCATCGACGATCCAGTTGCCCATTTTTACAAGAAGATCTTTTAGACCGGCAAGAGCGATCGGGATGCCTTCTTTGAGTTTGTCGCCGAGCAACTGCAGAACTCCGCCTAAACCTTTTTCGTCAAAGACTTTAGAGACAGTTTCAAACGCTGGAATGAGAGTCTTGGTTGCAAAGCCGACGATCTTTTCAAACGCTGGGAGTAGTGCTGTGCCGAGTGTTTCGGATGCTTCACCGAAAGCGTTTTTGAGTCTGTCAAAGCGTCCGACCGCGCTATTCGAAAGAGCTTCTTGGCTCCCCCCAAAAGTGTCGTTTACTGCTTCCATTGCGCCAGCGAAGTCTTTTGACTTGATGATGCTTGCATCGAGTGGGACGCCGAGCTTCTTTAACGCGCCCATTTGACCTAGGAAGCCTTTTGCTAATGCGGAGGTAGTGGCCTCAAGCGGTTTACCTGTCGCTGCGCTAATATCCATGGCGCTCTTAAGAAGGTCAAAGGCTTTCGTAGAGTTACCTGTGGCTCTGACGAGTGTGCCCAAGCCGCTTCTCAGGTCGTCGTCCGCCACTCCCGTTGCCAAAGTCATTGAGGAGATCAGATCCTCAATGGAAGAGATCTGATCGTCGGTCGCGCCTGAAGAGTTCTTGAGAGTCTTTGCGAGGACAGCTTGCCCTTGAGCATCTTCTGCAGCTGCTTTGACTGACGCGCCAAGACCTGCTGCTATTGCTGCTCCGCCAATGGCTGCGAACTTGGCGACGTTCTTAAATACTTTTGTGGCTGAACCGCCGAAGCCTCCGATGGCTGAGTTAGCGAGGTCGATGCCTTTGCCGTTGAAGTCGGTAATGATCGGGATGTTTATTGCCATTACTGCATTTCCTTCTCAACTTTGTCCATGACGTCCTCTACAAGTTTGACAAGTCCGCTAGTTAGTTCTGGTAGATACTTGTCTGCTGTAGGCCAGAGGACTCGAGAGTTTTTGCTTCTGAGGTTTCTATTGAAGTTTGCGCCTGGGTTAGCCAAGCCTGCTACTTCAAAAATTGCGCCTGTAGGAGTGCTCTGTGTTATGTAAAGCACACTTGACGCGCTTTTACGAGTAGCAGTTTTTAACTTCACGCCAGCGCGGACTTTAGTAACTGACCAAGGAAGCAACTCTCTTCCCTGCTTATCTATCCACTTACTTTTCATACCCGAGAGAGGCATATCTGGGTAAGCCGCTTTAGCCGCGCTCACAAGTGGCGCTGCTATGTTCTTGGCTTCACGATTAAAGTCTTTGCGATACTCAGGATCTATTTTCCGTAGTGAGATGATTGCCTGCTTTGCGCCTTTGATCTCTGATTTCATTTCGATCATCGTTAATCCTTTCGGCGTCTATTAAGCACATCTATCACAGTATTTAGATCCGTGTAAGTGAACTCGATTATTGGGGGCCAGTAGCCAGTCTCGACAAGTAACTCGGCGAGACTGCGCCCTACTGATCCCCTTGTGTGGGGTTTGCTGACTCTGTTTCCAAGACTTCAAGATTGACTAACTTTTTGAGGAAGTCATCCAAAACGACTGGAGGATTATGTCCTTGCTGTTTGGCTGCTTCGTGGGCGAGGTAGCCGAGCATCTCTATAGAGATACCGTTTGCCAGGTCGGACGCTTTGACTTTGTATTTCCGCTCTAGCTGCACAAGATGGAAAAGATTAGTTTCGACAACGTAATCTTCTTCTCCTGTGTTGATCTTGATGGATAATTTCATAAGTTTTCCTTTGCACGGTAGGGAATTGGTTTATGGGGTAATGTCGCGAACCCAGGTGCCTCCCGAGAAGCTCACTTCGAAAACTTGAAGCTCTCCGACGGTGTAGGTGTAAGCGTTGTTTGCGATCATGGTATTACTGATCGTCCATTCTGGATTGCTGGCACTAATCGCGCCCGAGTCCTTTTTGACGACAATGGTGGTCGTTCCGAGTCCGACTTGAGCTGCAAGAACGCCCTCGACCTCTGTGGCTCCATATGATGCGTAAAGAGTAAGCGTGCCTTCTACTGTCTGTAAACCTGGGACCATACGCTCCCCGAGGTCCCCGAAGGCGGTGCTGGTTAATGGGTTACTGCCTAGCGTAAAACTAATGCTTGAGGCCTGATCGGTTAAGTCTTGAGTCGCCAAAAGTAATGAGCTTGGCTGGGATAGGTAAGTGGTTGTTGCCATGATTTCTCCTATGGGTTTCTAGAGGTTCCCACACGTACCGTAAGGTCGTATGAGGGTATGTCTTGTGATCCGATTGTCGTGACAGAAGGACTCCCCGAGATGAGGGAGATCGCGCTGTTCATGATCGTGTCGGCTGTGGTGATGAGGTAGTCGCTTGCGTCGCTGTTGCCTGGGGGCGCTGCGAGGATCCTCACTCCGAAAGTTATTTCGGCGATGTTGCTGTTAAAGCATGTGAAGGTGGGGGGCTCGACAAAGACTGTCATCGGTCTAGCGTTGCGTGCATCGGTAACTACTGCCAGTCCGAGTCCCGTGAGCGAGGCCACAAGGGTGCTCTGAGCGCTTGCAAAGATGCCAGTAGCACTCATGCGACTTGACTCCGATTGACGCCGAGCAAGCGGTTGATCTGTCCCATAGATCCGACGGATCCAGGGATGTTCATTGCTTCAAAACTGGCGAAGGAGTCCACGCTCCCACGCTCTCGATAAAGAGCGCCAGCCAGCATTGTCGTCCCCAATTTAACGTCCGCGCCTGGGACAGTAGTGAGCGAGTCAAAATAACCTGCTTCTTTCCGTCGCCGAAACGCGAACGCGTTAGCTGCATCCGTGCATGAGCCAACGAAGGCTGTGTCGTTTGCGGTAGCGACACTAATACCAAGCCAGGCAAGAACGTCGGCTGCGACGATCCATGTGCAGGTCTGAGTCCATGTGAGCGTGCCGGTAGGAATTGCTGCACTACGTTCCAGATCGTCGCCAGCGTCATAAAATATGACTTGGTTGCCGATGTAAACGTTGTAGTCAAAGATGAGATCGCCTTCAGCATCTACGCCTTCAAAGTAGTAAGGGTTGATTGCGTAAACGGTGTGTGTGCCGTTTAAGGCGTGACCAAGGCCTGCAAGCGTAATGCTTTGACCGATACCGATATCCGTGTCCTCGAGAGTTTGCACCACGGCATAGTCGTCTAGTCGCTGATGAAAAGTGACTGCGTAAACTGCCATGATGCAAACTTTCTCGGGCGGTGCTTAAGGTTTAGGCCTGTGGGATCTTCATGAACTGGTTTGCGTCAATCATCTTCGGAGCAAAATACCCTCTGAAGGCTATTGTGCGAGAGAGCGTAGATGGATTGTCCAGGCTGATTGCGCCCTTCTGCTGCTCATAGCAACGGAATGCACCAGTTGCAGCTGCACCGACGATGGTTGTCTTTGCTGCGAAGTTCGTATCAACTACGAGACGAAGTCCGAAGACAACTGCTTCACGTGAACCTGCGTTCATTGTGCCAAATGCGTTCATCGGGCCGACCTGTGGGAATAACGGCCTGCCTGACGTGTCATCCAAAGATCCAAGCTGCGCGAATACGTCACCAGACACGAACAAGTGATCTGGGAGGTAGTTGCCATTTGAAAGGATGGTGTTTGCGCAAGCGTAAACCTTGGCGATCCAGTCTGCAGGGTCGGTCGGGGCGACGTTACCTGTGGTCTGTGATGTGCCAGCGAGAAGCGCGTCGGCTGCTGCATTGTCTGTGGCTAGGGCGTATTTTTTCGCCATGTCCTCAAGGAGACCTTGGAGAACTTCTGGCGACGTCCAGTCAATTGAGGCTTCGGAAACTTCAACGTAGCCACCGTAGATGTCCTTGGTGATTTGGATGTCATCGACAATGAATTGTCCAGCGGTGATGGTGGTGTTTTGTGTTTGTGGGCCACCGATTGAAGTGTGTGTCGTGATTTTTGGAACGATGAACACTTTGCCACCTTGGGGCATTTGGCGTGAGCCGATTGCATCAACCACAGGGCGCAAGCCTTGAATTCCCGAGTAAATTGGGGAGATGATGGGCAATGGCAAAATTCCATCCAGGTCGGCTGTGGTCACGTCTGGTGCTGCAGCGCGTACTCGAGCGTTGAACTCGGCAGCGATAGCGCCACCTTGCATCTGTGCGGAGATCCATTCGCCAGCCGAAGGAAGTTTGAACTCTTGCTTTGCTTGTGCGTAAAGGATTGGACTTGTTGGGGTTGTTACCGACTCTGCTGACTCGGCCTTGATTTGATCTGACACAATTTCCTCCTCAGGGGTGTCTAGGGTTTCTTCTTCTTCTTCGCTTTCCTCAGGATCGGCCGAGGCTGCGATTTCTGTGATTACTGCTTCCGAAAAAGCAGGAACCGCGACAAGTGAGAGCTCGATCATCTGTGCTTTTGACACGATCATCACTCCTGCTTTGTCAAACTTAAATGAGACTGGATTTGCGCCGACGCTAACCGAGTCATACGCGCCAGCCTGGAGCAAGGCAACAACGTCTGCAGATGCTCTTGTCTGGGCCAGCGTTGCTTCAAACTCGAGACCTGCATCGCTATCGGAAATAGAAGTGACTACTCCGCGAAGTTGGCTCATGTCGTGGTTTTCTAGCAATTTTGCTGGTTTTTGATTTAGGTCAAACGCGCCACGTAAAAACTTTACGCGCTGACCTCCTGAGACAGTTGCAACAACATCCCAGGGGACGGCGATACCGGCGATACGCGCTGGGCGGTTCTCGTCGCCTGCCTCGGCGATGAGTAGATCAAGGTCTGCATGAAAATGGATCATTATTACTCCAGATTATTCGTGTCGGAAAGTGGATTGACTTCTGGCTCTTGCATGACTGGCTCTGCCATGTCGGGCGCATACTCGCCGACGTATTCATCAAGATCAAACTGGCAATGGCGTCCTCGAGGAAGCACGTCGTCCATAGACAACCGTTCCTCTATGGCATGAAGCAGGGGACGCGCTCCAAAAAGGAGCAAGTCTTGTCGAGCCTGTTGAGCATTTGCGTAAGTCATACCGCTCTGGTCAATAGCCAGCAAGTAGGCAGGAATATCCATAAGGCGAGACAGTTCTTTTGTCTGATACTCGCGCCCTTCGACGAGCTGCAATTTGCTCGGGTCTTGGTCAAAGGCAATGAACTCGACAAACTCGTTGAGAGCGCCAATCGCATTTGTGCGCCGATTAGATGCCCAGGCTGCAGCCATTTCTCCGAGCTCTTCGCCACTCATAGGCTCGCCCCCACGCTGTCTCAAATATCCCGCCGCTATCTCATTTGTGGCAAAGCGCTCTGCTGAGGCGTCCAGTCGCAAAGAAATTTGTATTGCACGACGCCCTGAATAGATTACGCCCTGGTTGCCGTTGAGGAACTGGATTACGTTGCTCGGATCAAGTGGGAGACCGTTGAACTCAAGTTCGTCTGCTGGGCCGAACCACTCAGGCGGAGCATTGCTCGGAGTCTGAACCATGTTCGCTGGAAGCCATTGGAAAGTTGCTGGGAAGCCTGTGCTATAGCGAGAAGTGACCGCCCAAAAAGCGCGACCGTAGAGAATCAGATCTCGAGCGGTTTTTGCCATGATGAAGTTTCGAGTGACCTTAGGGTCGGGCCGTGTCATCCAAGACTCGCCCTCCACATAGATCTTCTCGTATTCCTCGCCGTTCCATTGGAGGACGTAGGACTTCATGTCGAGGGTTCCCACCACCGTACTCAGCAGCGAAACCGCGCGAGTGATGGTGGGCACAGATAGTGCAGCTTCTTCAAACGCCCCTACGGTGTATGAATAAAACTGGCCTATCTGCGACGCGCCAGATGCAGCCGCTAGTGGGGCGGACGCATAAGCTGGAGCGGTGATCTTTTTACCGAAGAGAGGCATTGCTTCGAGTCTCTACCTAGCGCGTAACAAAAGCAAGGACCCCGAGAAAAGATAGAAAGTGATCACCTACCGAAGGCGATAGCTGCTCTTGCTTTCTGCGTCGGCTTGGCTACGAGCGCAGCTGCAAAGATCATGCACCGCGCCATTGTAATTGGGCCGCTGCTCTTCTGGCTGCTGATCGTGTAGCCAGACTGTGTTTTTACGCCGACCGCCCTATTGACGTGCTCAAGAAGCATTTGCTCGCCAGTATGCACAAGGCGTCCCTCGTTTATCAGCTGGCGGATCGTGCTCGTGTGAGTCACGAGTTCGCCATACCCGACGTCTATTTTTTTATTAGCAAGATCCATCGGGGCCATCTGAAACAGGGAAGGCGTGAGCGCGATCTGTCGGCAAGTCTTAGCGGACTCATGCACTTTCTCCCAGCAAGCGCCGAGAGTGTCTGTCACAAACTCAACAGTCACAGCGATCTGCCCTTCGTCGTTTAGCTGAGCCCTAATTCCGCAGTAGAGAGACTCATCAATTGAACTGTCCACGCTTAACACACCTCCAACCGGCATCGTCGTCGTCGTCAATTTGTCAAAGACGCCAGGGTTTAGCCAAGAGTTAGCGCTCGAGATCCACAAGTTCAGCGAAGCTCTCATGAAGGCTGCTTTGTCCACCTGCTCGGACTCATCAACCAAGATCTCTGGATCCAATGTGTAACCGATCGCTGGGTTCGCCAGCGCCCAATACCCTTTTTCCTCGAGCGGATCCACGCCTGGCGGAACGCTCCACTCGGCGAAGAACAATTTAGAAAACTTCTTTTCGTCAATAGCGCGGAGACCCTCTTCTCTCATCTTCAGCATTGCATGAGAATCCTCCGTCCCAGCTGTACTCCAGCACGACAGCAAGGGGGACTGCATTGCGCGCTGAGAAGGTAGAGCGCCATTGAAAAGAACGTCCGCGGAGATGTTCCACACTTCGTCGGCGACAATGTACGTCGGCGAGAAACCATGAAACGCTTTCGGTGTTGCAGCTTGAACAAGCCAGCGCGACTCATCTGGCATCACGACCTCATTGCGACCGTAAGACCAATAAGCCTTAGCGCCAAACT